CAGAGGGTGAAAAGTTTTTTAAAGAAAATTGGGTTTGTATATCAAAACACATATCAAATATAGTTATAAATCAAAGATAAAAATTATGATACAATTAGTAAAAGATACAATAGACGAGCAAGATATTGCGCATCTTATAGAATGGTTATCTCAAAAACCAGCACCCCGCTTGACTATGGGGCCAAAAACGAGAGAATTTGAAGAGAAGTGGTCCGAATGGATTGGGAGCAAATACAGTGTATTCGTAAATTCTGGCTCTTCAGCCAACCTCTTAATGCTTTATGCACTTAAAGTAATGGGGAATCTTAGAAATAATAAAGTAGTTGTTCCAGCTCTTGCTTGGGCAACCGATATGGCTCCAGTAATTCAGCTTGGATTCGACCCTCTTATTTGCGATTGTAATATGAATAACTTGGCGGTTGATGTTAGTCAGCTTGAAGCTATATTCAGACATCACAAACCTGCAGCAATGATTCTTGTATCAGTTCTTGGTCTTTCTCCAGATATGGATAAGATTGTTGAACTTTGTAAAACATATGGAGTAGAACTTCTCGAAGACAACTGCGAATCTCAAGGAACAGAGTTTGACGGAGTTCGTCTTGGGAACTTTGGTATCATGTCATCATTCTCAACTTACTTCGGACATACAATGAGCACCATCGAAGGTGGTATGGTTTGCACGAACGATAAAGACGTTTATGACCTTCTTGTGATGTTAAGAAGTCACGGGTGGGATAGAGACCTTGACCCAGAAACTCAAAAAAGATTAAGAAATAAATGGGGGGTTGATGATTTTTCTGCTCTTTATACATTTTATGAGCCAGGATTTAACCTTCGCTCTACAGACCTTCAGGCTGTAATAGGGATTAAGCAACTTGATAAAGTTGATGGAATGATTGATACAAGAAACGAAAATTTCTATCACTTCCTGGATGCGATGAAATCTTACGATAAGAAAAAGAAAATATGGAAGCCTACGGAGCACAAAGAATCTTTTACAGCATCTTTCTGCTATCCAATGATATTCCAAAGCAAGTCAGATAAAAATAAAGCTGTAAAAGCTTTGATGGACAATAACGTTGAGGTTCGACCTCTTATTTGCGGGTCAATGGGCACTCAACCTTTCTTTATTAAAAGGTATGGTAGGCATGAAACTTTAAACGCAAAAACCGTGGATGACTGCGGTATTTACGTTCCTAATCACCCAAAAATGGGGAAAGATGAGATAGAGTTTATTTGCAAAACAGTAACTGACGCAATAAAATAGTGGAAAGATACTGGAATAATAACGAAATAAGCCCCCCTAAAGAAGGGGGTAGATATTGGTGCCTCGTAGAAGAACAGGGTGATTTAGGCAAATCAACATTCCAATGGAATTGTTATTATGATGCATCAGAAAACTCTTGGAGTGATAATTTTAAAATTATGCACGTTACTCATTGGACATATTTTTTAGATTCTCCAGAATAAATTCAAACAAAACAATGAAATTAATACACGAAAAATTTAAAAACTTAACCACTGCATTTAATGTTAGATGGGACTACTCTGGTTTAAGAAAATATAAAGCTGACGGCATCGAAATTCATCAAAAAGAATGGGACCAAACTTTGATTACACGAATTAATGAGTTATCAGCTCAAATTCATATGTCTACTCTTTTAGGCCCAGCAGACACTGTTGTAACCAATTCAAAATGCGCAAGCTTGATTCATAGTTTTGAATATTATGACCACAAAACAAATCGCATAGGAAAAAGGTATGAATTAATTATTGACGATTCAATAAAAGAAGACAGAGTATATGTTTATAATTTAGAAAAAGTAGACGAATGTCCTTCTGACAAATTAAAAAGATTGATGGGAATGATTATTATTGATAATTTGGTTATAAAAAATAAAGTTGCATTCCTTACGGGTATCACTGGTCAGGATGGGTCCTATCTTGCAGAGCTCCTTTTGGAAAAAGGATACATCGTACACGCAACAATGAGAAGAGCGTCAACCTTCAACACAGAAAGAATCGAGCACATAATGGGCCACGAAAGATTGCACCTTCATCATGGTGATATTACAGACCCTACAAACATCATGAGGTTGATGTCTGAGATTAAACCAAATGAGATTTATAACCTGGCAGCTCAATCGCATGTTGCAGTCTCTTTTGAGGTTCCTCACTACACAGCAAATGTAGACGCCCTTGGAACACTTACTATTCTTGAGGCGATGAGAGCTCATTGCCCAGCTGCCAAATTCTATCAAGCCTCTACTTCTGAGTTGTATGGAGGGCTTGAGTACAATAAGAACAGCGAAGGATTCTATGATGAAGATTCTCAAATGCATCCAAGAAGCCCATACGGATGCGCCAAGCTTTATGGTTTTTGGATAATTAGAAACTATCGTGAATCTTATGGATTGTTTGCATGTAATGGAATTTTATTCAATCACGAAAGCGAAAGAAGAGGGAAAACTTTTGTTACCAGAAAGATTACAACCAACATGGCTCAAATAAAAAAAGACAAGCGTGATGTTTTGACTATTGGTAATATGGAGGCAGAAAGAGATTGGGGACATGCTCAGGAGTACGTAGAGGGCATGTGGAGAATGTTACAACAAGATAGTCCACAAGATTTTGTTCTTGCAACAGGAAAGACTTATAAAGTTCGTACATTTATTGAAATGACTGCTAAACATCTTGGTTGGGAAATTGAGTGGAAAGGCGAAGGGGTAGAAGAAAAAGGATACGACAAGAAAACTGGAAAATTACTTGTTGAAGTAGACCCAAGATATTTTAGACCAGCTGAAGTTGATAGATTAATCGGAGACCCATCAAAAGCAAAAGCCATTCTTGGATGGGAAGCTAAGATTGACCTTGACGAGCTTGTTGAGAGAATGGTTAAACATGATTTAGAGCACGAATGAAAAATATATTAGTAACAGGAGGGGCTGGGTTTATAGGAACTCATCTTGTTCAGAGATTAAAAGAAGAACACCCTTATGCGAGTATAATGGTTCTTGACAACTATTTCACGGGAAGTAGAGATAATCATATAGAAGGGGTTAAATACATATTTGGAAACACCTGGGACATCAACAGAATGTTTGTAACAAGAAATTTTGAGGCAGACATCGTATTTCACCTCGGAGAGTATTCAAGAATCGTCAAGAGTTTTGAAGACATTGAATATGTTATGAAGTCAAATCTTCGTGGTACAGCTGAGGTTATTGAATATTGTAAAATACATGGGGCAAAAATAATTTATTCCGCCAGTAGTTCTAAATTTGGAAATAATGGGACTGACGAAAACTTAAGCCCATACTCTTGGGCAAAATCAAAAGGTGTTGAGTTAATAAAAAACTACAACTCTTGGTTCGGACTTCAATATGAGATATGTTATTTCTTTAATGTATATGGCCCAGGGCAAATTATAAAAGGAGACTATGCTACTGTTATTGGTATTTTTGAGAGACAAATGAAAGATGGAAAGCCAATTACTGTTGTATCTCCTGGAACGCAATCAAGAGATTTTACACATGTTCACGATGTTGTTCGTGGAGTTGAAATGACTACTCACATGAATATGAATAGAGAGTGGATGCTTCGTTCTGGAAAAAACGTAGAATTACTCGACCTTGCTAAGAAATTTAGCGATAATGTCATCATGATTCCAGAAAGAAAAGGAGAAAGATTTACATCTGAAGAATTTCCTTCTGATACAGAAAAGACGCTGAATTGGAGGCCTGAAAATAACCTTGATGATTGGATTGAATACACAAAAACGAGGTGAAAGTTTGTATGTTTGTCTTTTTTTACTTTAATTTGCAGGTAGAAAGATTTAATAAGACAACTAATTTATGAAATTCAAAAAATTAACTGAAGATGATATTCTTCATGCGAAGGAGATATACTACTCTGCGCACCTTGCTTATGATGAAAGGGTAAGCAGGCTAATGGAGTTCTTTGGCAAGGGCGAGAAAACAACGAGAAATTGGCTTGTAAAGCTGGGAATAAAAAAGACAACCACAGAGGATTCTCCTCAATTTAAAAAAGCTAAGAAGAAAACAATTAGTAAAAAGTCCAAAAGATTTATATTTACATGGGCACAAAACAACACTCCAGTTCACGAAGTGTTTCTAAGAAACATTGAAGCTTATGCTAAAGAGATTGATGCAGAAGTTCATATCATAGCTGGAAGATATAAAAATCCAACATCAGTATTTGACGATAAAGATTTTGAATCTTGGCATTCAAGAGTGGAGCCTTATTTATTTGCTGCAAGACAAAATGCCCATAAGCATTTAATTGTTTGTGGTGATGTTAAAATTTCTCCTACAGCCACAAATCCAATGACATCAATGGAAGGTTTCTCTGGTCCAGAATCGTCTATATTTGGACACCCTAAGATGCAGATGCGAATGGTTGCAGCATTAGAAGGCACAGCACCGAAGATGATGATGACAACTGGAGCTGTAACAGTAGAAAACTACACAGACTCAAAAGCTGGTAAAAAAGGAGAGTTTCACCACACTCTTGGTTTTGTCGTTGTTGAAATTAAAGACGAGAACGTTTTTTACACAAGACAAGTGACTGCAACTGAAGATGGAAACTTTAACGACCTTTATTACAATGTCTCTTTTGATGGAGACTATGAAAGTGTGGACATAATTCCAGGATTAACATTCCAAGGAGAAGAGTTACAGGGCAAAACAAAAATAAAAAGAAATAAAACAGTTGATGGGGCTATTCTTGGAGATATTCACTTTGGAGAAACAGATAAAGATGTAATGAATACAACTTTGAATGTTTTATTTAAAAAGCTGAAACCGAAAGAGGTAGTTCTTCATGATGTGTTTGACGGACACTCTATTAGTCATCACGACAGAAAAGACGCTTTTGCTCAGTATAAAAAGGAAATCTCTGGAAAGAATGACCTTAAAAAAGAAATTGACTTCATGCTTGATGGCCTTGAGGTTTTTAAGAAATACAAGACAATCATTGTTAGAAGTAATCATGATGACTTCCTTGATAGATGGCTTAGAGATGTTGACTGGAGGAAAGAGGCAACAATGAAAAATTCTGTGTGCTACATGAATTATGCAGCCTTGTTGCTTGGAGAAGACGCTCAAGATGGAGTTATCCCTTACTTGATTAATGAAAGGTATCCTAATTTTATCACACTCGGTAGAAGTCATACTCATAGGATTCATGAATGGGAAGTTGGTCAACATGGAGACATTGGAGCTTCAGGTAGTCGTGGCTCAATTGTTCAGTTTAGAAAGTTGAGTACAAAAATGATTATTGGACACTCGCACTCCCCAGGGCGTATGGATGGAGTAATTCAAGTAGGAACCTCAACAGTTCTTAGAGTTGGGTATAATCTTGGGCCAAGCCCATGGCTTCAGTCTCACTCAATTATTCACTCAGATGGAAAATCTCAACAGATACATTTCATCAAAGGAGAATTCACAACATTTGAATAATGGAAGAAGCACAAGAAGTAAGGTTAGCAGTTAGAATCAGTGGATACTACGCTGCTTGGCACGAAATATCTCACAGAATATTGTGGGATTACACAAACGACAAAGGTACTGGCTCGTATAGTAAAGAAGAAGCAGAAGAAGCATTGGAAGAGGGTCATGACGGTGAGGACTCTGATTGCCAAATGATGGATGGAATACTGTACAAAGGAAAGTACTATATCAACTTATAATAAAAAGCCACATGGCTTATTAAATCGAGAGAGAGGAATATTTGATATTCCTCTTTTTTTTGTTTACATTTTTCTAACTATTTACCAGGACATTATAAATTTAGAAAATGAAAACATTAGGAATTAGTATTGATGGAGTGTTGAGAGACCTTCATGGTGCGTTTGATAAGCAATACAGAAGCAAATACATTCATAACCCATCTCTTGTTGAGATGAACAAGGATATGACCGTTAAGGAGAGAACAGAAGAAGATTGGGATACACTTGAAAAAAGAATCACACTTCAAGAGAAAGAACTTATCTCGCTCCCAGTTAATACATACAACTTAAATAACCACTATAAGTTTGGAGAAGAAATAGCTCTTGATGGTGAAACAGTATTATCCCCAGAAGAGGCTTTGCACAACTTCATGAACAACATCAAACCGTTTAAGATATTTGGAGATGCTGACGAATTTGAAGGCGCATCAGATGCTTTAAATAGAATTCAAGCATACGGACTTCAAAACAATCTTTACAAAACTGTTCTTATTTCAAGCACGGATAGTAAGGCAATTCCTGCAACATTCCACTTCCTTGCGAAGAATGCTTGTAGAGTTAGGAATATTGCCTTTATCCAAGAGGATTATGAGAAATGGGACCATTGTGATATTATTATTGACTGCGTTCCAGAGGTAATTCAAAACGTACCAAAAGGAAAGATTATCATAAAAATAGAGCATGCGTTCAATCAATATGATAAGGTTGATAATAGCTTTAAATCTATTAGAGATGTAAACCCTTCGTTTGTTGAAGATTTATTGGTTGGTGAAAAAAAATCATAAACACTTTGTTATGTCTAAGATTTTTTTTAGATGTTATTTAGAATTACTTATTTAAAATTATACAAATGGCTAAAAACAAAAAGTCTTCAAAAAAGACGACAACCAAAAAAACGACTGTAACTACAGTTACAACTACTACCACAACGGTAGACAAAAACCTTGACACGCACTATCTTTTAGTATTAGATAGAAGCGGTTCTATGAGCTCATGTTGGAAGTCAACAATCAGTGGATTAAACGAGCAACTTGGAACAATCAGACACCTTGAAGAAAAGTATCCTGAACAAAAATATTTTGTATCACTTGTTGTATTTGATACAGAAATTGAAACAATATTAGAAAACGAACCTATTTCAAAAGTTGAAAACTTTGATGGGACTGAGTTTCCTCCAAGAGGCGGAACTGCATTGCATGATGCAATTGGAGTTGGTATCTCAAATCTTAGAGTTCAATTAGACAAGAAAGAAGGAAAAAGCCTTTCAACAGCTCTTGTTGTTGTTATGACTGATGGTGAAGAAAACTCATCAAGAGAGCATGGCGCTGATTCTATTAAAAAGATTATCTGTGAGCTTGAAGAAACTGGAGCATGGACATTTAGCTACATGGGAGCAAATCAAGACGCTGTTTTAGCGGCAAGTAGATTTGGAATTTCTTCTGGAAATGCAATCAACTACGCTTCAACAGAAAAAGGAGCCTCTGCTGCATATGACACTTTGTCAAAAGGAATTATGTCAAGAGCTCAGACAAGCAATGTTTCTTATATGGCTTCAGCCTCTTTGGGAGATGTTACACTTGATGCAATGGCTATGGATAACACAACTTTCTTCTCAAACGTAGTTGAAGGAGACACGGTTGAAGAAGAGGATTCTGAAGAAAAAGCATAATTTGTTTTTGCACCGACACGAAAAAGGGTTAACATTAGTGAGAGTAAACCAGTAACCCTGCGTGGCATAGCACAAGACCCAGCAGACTCTATGCGCTACTTTGTCTGGCATGCTGTTAGACTCTCTTTAGTCGGTGCATTTATGAATTTAAAAAAGACCAAGATTTATTTCTTGGTCTTTTTTTTTTAAAAACTATTTATTTTACTATTTATGCTTTCTATATTTATTTCGAATAAACGTTAGAACTTTAATTAATCGAAATAAACATAATTCATGGAAAAGAATACTGAAGTACAAGAAGTACAACAAGAGGTAAAGCAACCAAGTCAAAATGAAGTAATCGACAATGCGATTGGTAATCTTAGAGAAAATAAATTTAAGACCTACTTCTATTGTCCACCAATGAATTCACCAAGCGGTGGAATCGGGGTGCTTTTAAAAGCGGCTAAGAATCTATCAGATGATGGATTTGATGTTACATTGGTTTACGAGCCAAGACAAGACCAGAAAGCATCTTACGAAGCATCTGCTAAAGCTAAAAAACAAACCGATATATTTGAAAGATTCAATCCTACTTGGGTTGATTTCGATATTTCAAACATTTCTATACTCCCTCTTGGAGATAAAAAAATTAAATTCTCAGATGGGACGGAGCAAGATTGTATCCCTCTTAATGTGAGTCCAGAAGATTTTTTAATCATTCCTGAAGGTTTTCCAGATGTAATGAAAAAGACAATGCAAGTTTCTTGTAAAAGAATTGTATTCGCACAAAGTTGGTTCTACGTGCTTAATGCAATGCAGCCAGGAGAAAAGTGGCAACACTTTGGGATTACTGATGTAATTTCTGCATCTGACGCAATTTCTGAATACTTAGTATCAGTTATGCCAGGTCTTAACATAAAAGATTTCAAACAAGGAATTAATAGAGAATACTTTAAAGTTCCTGAAAAAATATCTGATAAACTTCCTATGGTTGCATTTTCCGCATCAAGAGGTCCAGAGAACAAATTAAAAACATACAATATCATCAAAACGTTTTACGCATTCTATCCTCACCTTAAGTGGGTTAGATTTCAAGAGCTTGAAGGTATGGATAGAGAACAATTTGCTGAGAGATTAGGGAACTGTGCATTCTATTTATATACAGATGACATTGCAGGATTTGGTACAGCACCGCTTGAAGCAATGGCTTGCGGGACTCACACTATTGGATGGGCTTCATTCGGTGGTAAAGAATACATGAATAATGAAAACGGGTTCTGGTGTAACAATGGAGACATTTTCCAGACTGCAGAAATCATGGGTATCGCTATCGACAAATGGTTGAATGGTGATATGGACGGTGGAGAAATCCAAGGCGTATACGAAGAGACTCTTAGCAAATACACTACTGAGGGAGAAAAAGAAAATATTTTAAACCTATTAAATCAATACAAAGATGAAAGAATCAAAGAACTTGAAAGCCTCAAGCAGTAATATACTTGTCGGTCTATATTTAGACACAATTGAACACGAAGGTCAGTTAAATGAAATATTTTTCGGACTTGCTTCACAAACACACGCAGTTGATGTTGTTGTTTTGGACGCTGGATTGTCTGACAAAGAATTAGAAGTTCTTACTAAAACAGCTAAGAAAGCTGAAGTAAGAATGGTTAAAACACACCAAGAAGGCGAAGAGTCAGAAGAAGAGGTGGTAAAAGCTGAGAACAGCGTAAACTTAAGTATTGTAAAAACACCAGTAAGCAACTTTTCAAAAGTGTTTAATGACGTATTCAACTTAGCACTCAAAAACGAGTATGAAGCATTTTCTGTTATAGAATCTGGTGATGCCGTTTCAGCGAAGTGGTTTGATGTAGCAAATACTTTTATGAATGAAAACGAAGAGATAGGTTTCTTTCTTCCAATGGTTAAAAATTGGCAAAACGGAGCGTTATCTGGATTGTTGAACGAAGCTTGTTGGGCAGAAGGTATTTCTGAAGAGGCAGGCAAGTTTGATATGAACCTTCTTTTAAGATACAATTGCGCAAACCCGCTTGGTGGGCTATACAGAGTAAGCGACCTTGAAGAGTACAGCGAAGAAAAAGATGGAAGATTCTATCCAATGAAGGAGAGTGTTAAAATAAGTCATTACTATGAGTTCTTTTTAAGAATGATTTACAATGATGTTAAAATGATGACAGTCCCAAGAATTGGTTATGAATTCAGAGTAAAAAACGTACAAGCATTTAACCACTCGTCTTCTAAGGTCCCAGGAAACATTACAGCTATTGCTCCCGACAAAGGTGGTGTAGCGCCAGCAGAAGTTTCTTTTTGGATGGACCTTGCTAAAAAAGAATACTTCTTTGACGAAGATAGAAATAAGTCATATGAACAGGAACCAGAAAAAGTATAAAGAAACTTTAAAGACTATAAAGGTACCTAAGAAGAGAAAGAAAGAATATTGGACAAAGGAGACTGAAGCGTCAGTCAAAGAATACTTGAAAAATGACTTTAACTATTATCAGTACAAGATTGATAAACATAAAGAAGAAGTCGATAAGAGTAGAGGAAAGAAGAGAGAGATAGCTCTTGACGAAGACTTCATTCTCCTTAATCAGTCAATGGTTGACCATACAAGTAGGCGAGAAGTTATTGCTCTAAAAGAAAAAATTTTTAGAGAAGGAATATACACGCCACTAACCAGGTTAGTCGAGAACATAATTTTTAGCTTTAAATTATTTAGGGCTGGCGTTGATGTTAAGACACTCCACAATGACTGCATGTCCTTTGTTTTGGAAAAGTTTTGCAACTTTGACCCAGACCAAAATACTAAATCTTTTTCCTTTTATGGAACTGTAGCTAAACACTACCTTCAGAACAAGAAGAAGGAGGTGGATAAAGAGACAAAATCTATTCTTGACTATGAAAGCCATAGTGAGGAAGCAGAAGAGTTGAGTCAATTTGAAATTGATGAAGAATCCGAACTGGATAGCTCTATGGCTCTGTTCAACCATATTATAGATATTTTTGAAGGAGTGATTGATAAGCCAGACATCTCTAAAAACGATGCGAAGGTTGCTGATGCAATAGTGCAAATATTCAAGAGTCACGAACAAATAGGTGTATACTCAAAGAGTGCCATCTATAAATTAATAAAAGAGCATACTAATCTTGAGACGAAGGATATTACATATTCTCTTCATAGATTTAAGATTTTATATAGATTGAAAAAGCAGGAATTTGTTAAGAAACATAAGGACAAGTATTATGGTCACGATGACGATATGTTCTTTTTTTCAGAATAGAAAGTCATGAAAACAAGTGTTAAGAAAGAAATATTACTTATAATTATCGAAACCCTTTTTCATGATGACTCCAGAGAAATCGAATCTGGCAACTGCATACAGTTTTACAATTTTTTATTAGACACATTAGAGAGAGAGATGTTTGAAATTCCTACTGAACAGGATGCAGACATCTTTCTTTGTTTTTCTATAACAGATTTGTTGTCTAACTTTGACTTGATGGAAGATGAAATTCCTAACTGGACATATAAAAGCATTTCCGATTATCTAAAAGATTATGGAAAACTGTCAGACGCAGAGTTTCAAGTTTCTATTTCTAAATTTAGAAGCATGTACTCTTCAATAAAAAACGACTTCTTATTTGATTTTTCATAGATTTTTTTTGATTTTCTATTTATAATAGAACAAACAAACAATTATCATGGATAATAACACAAACGATGATTCTAAAAAGAACATGAGCCCCACAAGAGATTTGTATGAATCTTTAATGGCTGAGGTTTATAAGTATAAATTAGAAGAGAGAGAAATGGCTCTTGATAGATATAGAAGAGCTGACGAGCAAATGGATACAGCTGAAAGCTTTATTCTTATGGGTAAGAATGCTATTTCATTTTTAAAGCAAGCTTCCGATTCATCTGATGGCATCGAGAAGTTGGCAAAAGAAATCAAAAGCATTGTCTATAAAGAAGATGAAGCATCTGGCGCATCAGCGTCCTTTAATGATGCTGATAAAAGAGCAATTATTGATGCTATGAGAGCTGAAGAAGCAGCCAAAAGAGCTGCAGCAGCAAGCAAAGATATTAAAGACGAAGACTTAAACGATACAGACGAAGATTATTAATGGCTTTAAACATTCCAATATCATCCCCGCTTACAGATGCACAAGCTGAGTTGACCTCGAAAATTGGGTCAATGAAGAGTTTATTGTCTTTAGACATAGACCTAAACTTCAACATCCCAAAAGATAAACAAATATCAGTATTTGATTACCTATTAAAAGTATTGAAGGCTCTTGGGATTGACCCAGACCTAATATTTAATATATTTTTAGATAAGATATTTGATGAGACTGGTATCTTCTTGGAAGAAAATGTATTAAATGCTGTGGCGGATTCTATTGGAGAAAAAGGTAGACAACTTCCAGGCACAATCAATCCAACAGCAACAAAAGAGCAGAAAGAAGAATATAAGACAGCAAATAGAGCATATCTTGCAGGGTTAATACCTCCTACGTTCTTACAAGCGTTTAAGCAACAAATTGCAAAGAACCTTGCTATAATGATTTTCGGAAAAGGAAATGCTGCCGATAAGCTTAATACAGATGCGACAGAAATCAACAGGCTTGTTGGGGACGCTATTTGTGGAGAGAATTTATTCAGTGTATCCAGTGACCCAATTGTTAAACAAGAAGATGTTGAATATAATAGAGTAAAGTTAAAACAACAACTTGAAAAGGGAGAGGTAATATTTGAAGTAAGTTGTCAACAAGTAAAAATACACCTTCCTGAAGACCCTGGATATATTTTTGGAGAAGGCGGTCAATTCACAAGCAGTGGAGCGCTACCTCCAACTCCATCTAAAAGCCTTGGAATACTGGTTCAACACGTAAAAAATTCAGGTCAAAGAATTAATAACGAAGAAAACTCTAACTCAATAGGAAAGAGTTTCTTTCAAATTTTAATTACTAAATTCCTTAATTACATTTCTTCTTTATTGTTCCCGTTTTTAGGTCCAATATTTTCAGCTATTACAGGAGACCCTGCTGCTGCTGGAATTGATAACACAACTATTGCATATAGCAATTGTGAAATTATGAACTCAGAAGGAGGTGCGGAAGCAGAAGAGAAACAGTCTTTCTTAAAAAGTCTCGCAAACGCTTTATTAAAAGAGTTGTTGAGAATACTTCTTGTATTTGCTGTTAAAGAGTTTAAGAAGCTCGTGGCAAATTATTTCGCAAAGACAGCAATAGAAAAGCAAAAAAGAAAAGCAGAAAAAATTAAACAAAAATTTGAGATTTTCAATAAACTTGGACAGGCGGCAGAGTTGGCGAGCAAAGCTCAGAAATATGCAGCAGCAGCATCTTCTCTTGTTGGAATACTCGGAAGTATAGAGGCATAATAAAAATAAAAACATGGCAGTAATACCTATAGACCCAGAAATGCAAATCTCAGAAGAGATTGCTGACTTCCTTCTTTTTTTATTAAAGGAAGACAGAATCCCAATTCCAAAACCCAGCATTCAACAAATCCTTCTCGCTAAGACAAGGCCAGGGCTAAGTCCTGAAATCCTAACAGCCTCTATAACATCAAGGTTTGAAGAGATTGGAATACCTACAGGACCACTTATTGGTGGTACTCCAAATGTTATGGAGAACTTTGTAAAAGTATTTACAGAAGAGCTTGTTTCTGCCATACAAACAGATATGAGAGTAGACATCGCATCAGACGCTGGAGCAACAGTTCAAGCATCTGGAGCAAACGCTGGTGGCCCAATTGTTGCCGTAGGAGCAACAATTACACCCCACACAGGCGTAGGAATCGCAAGCTAATGGAGAATAAGAAAAGTAAAAACGAACTGATAACAGAGTCTCAGGAGCTTGCTGACAAGCTTTCTGAAAAGAAAAAGGTTATCGAAACCGCTCTTGACGAACTTGACGCTAAGGCGATAAAAGAAGGCGTATCAAGAGAGCACCTTAGTGGTATGTCTATAATTGAAGAGCTTTTTACAGAGTATGATGTTATTGAGTTAGAACAAGCAAAGGTGTTTGAGAAAATTAAAAAAGCATAACAATGTCAAATCAATTAGCAAAATCAATCTTACAAAACCAAGGCCTTGGGGGAGGTATGGTATCTGAAGGCAATCAATCTTCAAGGTTGGTATATCCAGCTATTGTAATAAGCAATGAAGACCCTCTTGGTATGAAAAGGATTATTGCTCGTATCATATCTCTTGATGACAATGGTAATCCGAGTGGTGGTAGAGATAGGGATACGCCAACAGAATCCCTTCCTTTCTGTGTTCCAATGATTCCTAATCATTTCCACATTGTTCCACTTGTTGATGAAATGGTCTATATTATCCTTGAGAACCCAAGTGATAATTCAGCTCCAAGATATTATATTGGTTCACAAATCAATAGCCCATTTAAGCTAAAGTTTCAATCATACGAAGAAGCTAATAGGATATTTAAAAATACTGAATTTAATCTAAATAAAAACCAAGACGCTACACTTAGTTCTACAGAAATTTTCCCAAGAATTGGAGATATTGCACTTCAGGGTCGTACTGATGCTGATTTAATCCTTAGACCAAGAGAAGTGTTTTTGGTGGCAGGTAAGTTTAAAAAAGGAACTACAGACTTAAACACTAACAACCCTTCAAACTTCCAATTGATTCAAAAGGAGAATACAGCAGAAAATGAGAGTGGAGATAAGTTAATTCAATCCTATTCTCAAGCTAACTTGACATCTTCAAACATAAATATCTATTCTGTATTAGGTAAGTTTAGAGCAGCTGGTATTGCTGGTTTTGAATTGAATGAAGAACTTAAGTCTTTTGGAGAAACAGCTAATGCATTGCATCCTGCTGTTTTCGGTGATGAATTAATAAAATTACTCGACCTTATAGTTAGAGTTCTTCTAAATCATATACACACACCTCAGTTGCCACTTGTGCCATCTCCAGAGTCTGATGAATTGTCTGCATACAGCGTTGAGGGTGACCTGCAAAGGATTATCTCTAATCATATAAGAATTAATTAAACTTTAGAGTAATACAATTTTTGTTTATATTTGTAGATGAAGAGATTGTAGAGAGTGTTAAACAAAATGTGTTTTAATGGATAATAATGATTATATTAAGAAAAGAAAAGATGAGCTTGACAATGAAATTAGAAGCTCAGAAGACGAACTCAAAGAATTAAGAAAAATGTGTAGGCACTCAGATGTTGAAATTAAGAATATTAATAGAGAATCTGGAGCATCACAACTTAGAAGGGTTTGTAAGGTTTGTGGAGAAGCAATAGGTTTCCCATCCAACGATGAACTAAGAGACAATGGGTATATGCCAAAAAATAGTTAGCGAACACATTTCAAAATAATATTATGCAATTAATTGAAGATATAGGAAACAGCCTTAAAGAATTAGATAGCAAGGTGTCAACAGCAGAAAGCTGCACATCAGGTTATATAAGCAATTTATTAACAAGTAAAAAAGGTAGTTCAGACTATTTCGAAGGTTCTTTAGTTGTCTATAGCAATGAAGCTAAGATAAATGTTCTTGGCATTGAAAAAGAGTTAATAGACGAGCACACAGAGGTTAGCGACCAGGTTGTAAGAAGAATGGCAGAAAAAGTTAAAGAATTAATGGGAACAGATTATTCTATAGCTACTACTGGGTACGCAGATGCTTCAGGTTATGGAACAGAAGAAAATCCAGCTGGAACTATATACATAGCTGTTTCGAGTCCAGAGGGAACAATTTCTAAAAAGATATTATTAAAAGATAGTAGAGGAAGAAATATTTACCTCGCCACCATCGAAGTTATTGTCATGTTAAAGGCTGTTATTAAAAACCGCCAGACCTTAGTACTCTAAATGTAGTAGATTCAGGCATTACTCTTTTAGTGCCCATTTCATCTATCCTATACTCAATAGTATAAGTTTGATTGTGTAATAACCACCCAGTCTCAAGTACGAAATAATTGCTCTTACATTTGTTTATCACCGCTTGATTTACAGATGTCCACGGAATAACCTCATCTTGGTTGTTCATCACCATTCTGTATTTAAGGTCATACGCTGTGCTTGGTTGATTTCTACTGCTGTAGTTAACTCTAAGGTCCACATACATCTTGTGCGTCTCTCCAATCGAAAGTATTGAGTTGTTCCCAATTCCATAAGTAGTAATAGAGTAGTCATTAACTTGAGGTACATTATTTAAGTAGTAATTGTCTCTTATTGTAAACATTTGAGAAATATCTTGCTGGTCAATACCAGGAACAAAAGTAATACTCTTCCAAACATCTCTATATTGTTGCCCACGAGTAGCGTTGCTCATAAGAACGTCTACATAATATACACCGTTTTCTTGTTGAGTAGGAGTCATTCCAGTTACAACTGGTACACCAGCCATTGTTTGAATGTCCACAGTTCCAGCTGAGAAATAGTTAACCGTATTGTTTCCGCTAAAAGTATAGAGGAACAATCTTGATGTTCTATTGTTAGAAACTTGAAGTCTATCGTCTTGAAATGATTGACTGTAATTAACTTCTATGTATGGTTTAAATGCTGAGTTAGTTTTTTCAGTATAAAATGAAGAAATATATCTCGTATCAGTACTTAATAATTCATAATCCCTTCTATAGGCAATCCCGATGCCGTTATTGACAGAGCCTCCACTTAACCAATCGTTTACAATATCAGTAATATCCATATCAATGTCTTCATTTCCTATGTCGAAGTGTTGAGTGGAATATTGAGTTACAGCAGTTGATGCTGTTGGGTTGGTAAATACACCTGGCTCATCCCAAGCGTCCATCATTGTAGCAGAGTTCCAGTTTGAGTATCCAGTTATGATTGGATTTCCATTTTGCCTTACAAGATAGTTTTCTTGAAAAAGGTCATACCCTCTACCTTCGTCCCAATCTTTGTTTATAGGGAAAGCGATGAGGTCATATGATGCTGCAATTTTTTTGTCAAGAACGTCAATCTCATACTCTGGCTCAAGAATCTTGTCTCCAGGAACTGCGTTTGTTAACTTAAGTTTATATGATGTTATGAGATTTCCATTGATTTCCTTAGAGTTAAGTTTGCTGGTTAATTCGTCAATGTCGAATTTTACAATAAACCTACTAATAGAATTTCTTCTCTCTGTAGCAGTGTCTGTACCACCTCCTCCATACCACAAATCAGTAACAGCATTTTGACCAGAGTTAAAAATCTGATAGACGTTACTGGCTATTGTATTTGATTTGCTTGGATATATTCTGAAAACTCCCATATAGTATTTTCTTATAAATATTCATTAATTCTTTTTTATAGACTCTGTAACTCTTTATTTTTTTTGTTGGCATATTTATATTAAAAACAAATTGTACCATGCCGATTAGTATTAAATTCCCATTTAAAGAGACAACTGCAGGAGGTGTATTCATGTCGAATGTAACTTCTCTTGAGGCTATTCAGACTAATTTGATTTCCCTACTTACAACTAAGAGAAGAAATAGAGTCATGAGGAGTCAGTTATATTCTCCTTTGTGGGATTATATATTTGAGCTTTGGGATGATATATCTGCAGCAAAATTAAAAGGAGAACTTATTGAAAAAATTGGAACATTCATTCCAGAGATAGAGGTTTCTCAAATCCTTTTCAAGTTTGTTGAAGGTGATAACTTACTTGAGGTAAAGGTTGTTTACAAAGCTCGTGACCTTGGTGAAATAGAAGATGAAGTAAGCGTTGTTATACCAGTTGACCCATCGGGTTCTTCTGGAGCAGATGACCACTCGTAAGAATAAAACATAAAAAATGGAACAAAAAACTGTAACAGTAAATTATTTAAGTAGAGACTTTACTTCTATTAGAGAAGATTTAATCAATTACCTTAAAACATTTTTCCCAGAGCAATGGCAAGATTTTAACGTAACTTCTCCAGGTATGGCGATGCTTGAACTTAATGCTTATGTGGGAGACCTGCTGTCTTACGCTACTGATAAGAAATTTAATGAATTGTTTATTGATGGCGTTACAGAAAGAAGGTCTGTGTATAGACTCGCTAAGACGTTTGGATATAAACCACCAGGAGTTAGGCCAGCTGTGAGTATTTCTGATATTATAATAGAAGTTCCGCCTACAGCCGATGGACCAAACGTTTCTTATCTTCCTACTTATAGGGCTGGTATGAGAGTAAAAGGTGCTGGGCAAACATTCGAAACAGTTAATGAAATAAATTTTGCAAGCGATTTCAGTGAAGATGGAATTGCTAATAGAATTATAGAACCTATATTCAACGGTAATCAAGACCTTGTTAGATATAGAATAATTAAGAGAGAAAAAATTAAAGCTGGAGTAACAAAGATATTTAAAGCAGAAGTGCCAACTTCTCAAGCGGGACCATTCTATACAGTTGAGTTGCCTGATAAAAATGTTCTTGAAATAGTTTCTGTAATTATCCTTAATGGATTAGGAATAGAAAGAACACCATCTTTCTCGGAGTTTAACGATTTCAATCTAAACTATTATGAGGTAGATGCGCTTCCTACTGATAAAATTTTTCTTAACGATGATACTGTTAATACTGTTAATGGAGTAAAGACAGGTAGATATGTTGAAGTGGAAAAGAGATTTGAGAAAGAGTTTCTTTCTGACGGTTCATGCGTGCTTACGTTTGGTGGAGGAATTGAGGATTATGATGCTTATGAGGCTTATATTGATTCTTTGACAAATGTTGTCAAGTGCCCAGATTCAAAAAATCTTGATGTATCTGCTATTTTGAACAACACTGCTCTTGGAGTTCAGGTTCCGCCTAACTCTACTATTTTTATAAAATACAGAGCTGGCGGTGGACCGCTGAGTAATGTAGGGTCAAATGTGCTAAATCAAGTGTCAAACATTAACAGCCAATCTCTTGGGGCAAACTTAGAGCTTATACAAGGGGTTTTATCATCTACGAGGGCTAACAACCCAGTTCCAGCGATTGGTGGGGTAGGGCTTCCAGGAGTTGAGGAAGTAAAGAGTTTTATTGCTGCAAATTATGCATCTCAAAATAGAGCCGTTACTTTAGATGATTATGTTGCCAGAGCATTTCAAATGCCAGGTAAGTATGGGGCGCCTTTTAGAATCTTTGGGAAAGTAGAAGATAATAAGGTTAAAATGTACACATTGACCAGAGATGGAGCTGGACAACTTGTAGATGTTTCTACTAACGTCATCAAGACAAACCTTCAAAGGTACATGGTGCCTTTTAGAATGATTAATGATTATGTTGAAGTTAACGATGGAAAAATTGTAAACCTTCAGTTGGAAGTTGATTTATTCGTAGACAAGACATTTAATGCAAGTGAAGTAAAATCTCAGGCGATTAATCAAATAAAGAGTTATTTTAATGTAGAGAAGTGGCAAATGAATCAAAACATTTATGTATCTCAACTTACAGATTTCCTTAGAGATATTCCTGGTATTATAAACGTTGTTGATATTAGATTTTACAACATGGAAGGCGCAGACTATTCAAGTACAAGACATTCTCAAGCAAACCTAAATAGAACTCAAGACCCAAACACTGGAGCTTTTAGAACAGAGTTTGGTTATATTGACAATGCTATATTTGGAACACCTATTTCAATGTTTGAAGTTAAGTTTCCTGCAAAAGATATTTTAATTAGAACTGCTTCTGGCGTTGGGAACACTGTTAGTGTTACGTAATTTCCTACACTCATAGGTTTATAAATTTAGAAAAAATTGAGATTAACTATTTATCTCACATTTTTCTTTGCTTATATTTAATATAAAAGAGAATGAGTATTAAAAGAGAGGAAATAACGATAAAGAATTTTACAACTGGGACAACCCTGATGTATTTTAGTACTCATTTGGACAAAGTTCCAGATATTGAGAACCAATTCGATATTTCCCCTACTATTGTTGAGTTTGATAATAACAACAATGCTGTTGATGTTTCTACTTTTGATGGCGTAAGTCTTTGGAAGAGAAATTCAGAGCATGTAAATGTTGTTCTTTCTTCTATTACCAATAATTACATGACAGGCCATTCATATGTGCTTGATGTGAATAGAGTTATGAGACAACCTGAGATTGACACACTTAAACTCAAATTTAACAACCTAATAACATCTACCCTTAATACTGGAGCAACAACATATGACAATTCTACAAATCCAGTAATTAATCCATACGCTCCAATACCAGCGCACACCGAGTATTTATTTCATAAATACCAAGAGATTGATGACTTTTATGTTAACGTAACACTAAATAGAACTTACGACACTCTTGATACATTAAACATTTACAACAACCTTGTAAACAGTATGCCGACTCAAGAAGCAGACACTGGAGTTGTATTTGGCCGTTTAATGGCACGTCAGACAATAAAAGATGTTGAGGGTAACAATGTGAGCATACCACTTAGAAATACTCCTGTAGGCATCTTTAATCCATCTGAGGACTATCCAGCGTCTACATCTGTAGATGTAAATGGTGATAGGTTGTTTTTAAACAACAAAGAAAACTCAGACCCAGACGAATACTTCAACATTGAGTCGTTCAGCGCTGATACAAATGACTATCTAAGGTCTGTGTCTCACTTTACAACAGTTCCAGACCAATACAAATATATTACAACCACCAATGAGAATGGTGAGTTCATAATTTACGATGTTCCAATTGGAAGTCAGATAGCTGTGTTCGAAGTTGACCTATTTAAGCAGGGGCTTACAAAAGATGAAATTGCACTCAACTTCTTCCAGTTCCCTCCGAGTGATGATAATATTCTTGATACCATTCCAAACTTTTCATTTAAACAATTTCCAGTAAATGTTGTTAAGTCATGGGGTACACTGCAAACTGGATACACTGAACTTAACATTACTGTTAATTATGACCTTAAGAAGTGGGCTACGTATTATGTGCCACCAATGGCTTATGACAACAACAAACTTGGTTCTGTTGAACTATTAAACTTCTCTCCATCGCTTAATGTAGACATTAGAGATATGTCCAAAGAAGGGTTTCCTGAGAAAAACATACCTGTAGTTGAAATTCATAAAATATATGATAAAGATGAAGAACACACGCTTCTTTGGGAAAGCGAATTTGCTCAACTTAAGAAAACGGCTAAGTTTTTTGAACATGGTTTTAGAGCCTTCAAAGTCCCTGCCAACATGTATGACCCAAAAGGTTACAGAACAGATATTGATGGTGTACCGAGAACACATCCTACATCACAAGGGGTTTGGCTCGCAGGCTATCAATTTAAACTTTACTACAATCAACCAGGTTCTATATTTAGAACGACAGGTTTTCAAAGGGATTGGGGATTTGTAGACCCAGGGTGGCGTGGTAGAGACCATTTTCATAGAAATAGAGGCGAATCCTCAGATTTAAAGAACACAGAAGTCGAAGGGCAAATGTTTCCTCCTTATGATAAACCATGGACCCACTTGTATCCTGACACATACAAGATACCAGCTAAACCTATTGACAAAAATTTTGATAGAGTAACCAATGTTGGTAGACAGCCAGGAAGTAACCCTTACTACTTGGAACAGCCTGAATATAAAGACGGAGACCTTAATGGGCTAAACGTAACTGCGCCCAGTATAATAACTGCTCCAGCAGGAGGTTTTGGTGTGCAATATAGTTCAACAAACACATTCTGGTTTCCAAACAGATTCTCAAAAGAAGTTACCGCATCATTTGTTTACAAATACGAAGGAGGGGTAGCTTGGAACGAAGTTTACTCTAATGGTTATCAGCCATCTAATGGTAGTTTCCCAATTCAACCTGGGGTTTCTAATGTTCTTAATGGTGAAAAATACCAAAGAGCTGAGTGTGGATATGGATATTGGCTAAGACCAGAAGGTTGGCCTCCAGTGTCTGCTGAACCATGGGGTGATACATTATTTTCACAAGCGACAAGGCCAGGAGCTGGAATGTCAGCCGACTTTGGTCCAGGAACTCTAAATGTTGGAGAAAGCAATGGGAACAATGTTGTACAAGCTCAAAATATCCCTATTGATGTCTATAATTTTGAAGACAAAGATGTTGCGCTTGCGCTTGATAACAATGCTACATACTCTGAAGGAGCGCTTAGTCTTTATAGGGTAATCGACCCTAATGATAGAATAGAAATAGGCCCAGAAGTTATACCAACTTCTGCTATTTATCTCTTTAAATCAGTATTCTTTCAAAGAGGTAGAAGGACGGCTACCAGAACCAAATCTGGAGAACACAATAAAAATAGTAACAATGATGAAGAGTGGTTTTCAAGATACAACGGAGGTAGCCAACACGCTGTACAAGACTATAGTAGATTGAAGGTAAGAATAGTAAATAATGGAAACATAGAAGTTAAAATACCAGCTACATCTATAACTCTATCTCCTGGAGAAGGGTATGATTTTACTGCATCTGAAATAAGTCTTGATAACCTGTCTATAGAATTGCCAGGGAATTCAAATTTTGACTTTGGAACCAGTAAGTACACAAAAGCAAACTACACATTTCAATTTAAAGATATTATACACTTAAAAGATAATGGAGATTCTTATTCTGATTCTTTTTTTTACAACTTTAATGTAACTAATTCAAATGTAACAGCGGATGTATCTCCCCCAAGTTATCATATGATTACAACTATATTAAATGCAAGAACTCAATGGGATAGCAACTCAGGAGGCGGGTCTTGTAAAACAGATAATAAAATTGGAACTACTGGAAATGATAATGTTGCCAATGTTTATATGGATGGTATATTATTTGTTCCCCCAGGTTCTAAGAGTACATTGTCTAAAATAGCATTTTACCCAGCTCCAATTACCGCTACATGTGGTCAAAGTCCTTTCTACGGTTCTGGAGACCATCAACGAACTATTCCAATTCAACTTGTTTAATTATGGATGATAAGAAAAAAATAGTACTCGGTAGTGAAGACTTTCTTGCGAAAGGTAATCAGGATATTTTCATTAATATAAACTTGCAACAAAAGTTTAATATAATCAAGAGAGAAAAGTTTGATAATAACTTTGACCTTGCTGAGCAATTTAGAAAAGAAAGAAACGCATCAAGAAGTTTTAGGGTCTATGGTATAATAGATTCTCCACTTATTGATTGCGACAACCTTACGATTAAGGTTTACTCTCAATCAAGCTTCATAGGGATATTTCAAGTGCTCGCAAATCAAGTGGCAACAATAACTTCGCAACCAATAGGGTTTGGAGATAAGAATGTATTTGGTAAAATGAAGGGCAAGTATATTCTTGAGCTAAATAATTATGAAGCTTCTGACACAATCTGGTTGGAGGTTCAAGGAGATGGCGTTACTTATGCAAGAACAATAATCGAACAGAGCCTTGTTTTTAGGGATTCTGACGGAGTGTTTGTTGAATATGGTACTGATACTATTGATATTGGAATAAATGGGGGATTTGAGGTTATACAAAATGACTTCCCATTTTTCTATAATAAACATTGGATTAAAAACAATTTCCAGGTAGAAAAAGTTAATGTTAGAAATATAAGATTTGGACAATCAGCTTATTATCTTGATGAAGGAGAAAGTGGTACAGTAACAGTTCAATTAACTGAGCCGAGCGTTTTCGGAACTGAAAGCGTAACTGTTAATCTTATAACTCCAGCAGGGGAAGCTTATAATACAGCTGCTCCTGGAATAGATTTTAGTGTGGATACATTCCCATTCTCATTCCCTATGAATTTAAGCTGGGGAGTTGGCGAACAAATTAGAGAAATAGACATTACTGCATTGAGTGATTTTATCATTGAAAAGAATGAAGAGCAATTTTCACTTTCTTTGGACAACCCAAACAATGCAACAACGGATAATGGAGTGGTAAATATAGAATCAACAACTGTTTCTATAAAAGACCTTACTCCAAAAGTTTATGTAAATTACAACTTCCAAAAAATAATAAACAATATAAACCCAATTACAGACCCTCTTATATTCCCTGAAAACCTTGGACAATTTCCAGGCTATCAAATGAATATTTTTGGAGCAAAAGATGGAGTTGGTTCTCCAGCGGATGTGAACAATAACTTTAGATTCTTTCCGAATGATACTTTTGAGGTTACAATAAAGAATGATGGAGCAACAACAACTCTTCCTGTAATACCTGGAGTTACCACTCAAGAACAATATTTTGCAGCAGGAGACAGTATTACTTTGTTGGTGGACACTAAGTATGTAAACCACGACTCCCTTCCAAAAGAAGTGGCTGTATTTGAATTTAGAGAAAAAGATACTGGAGGCGTTTTTGGCGGAAGCAATTACTACACAGACGAATTCTTTATTAATGGCCTTAGAATTGAACCAACAGCTCTTGTTGCAGATGATTTTGTTGAGAAATTAACTCAAAAATATGACCAAGTTGGAATGGTGCCATCTTTTACTATAGAGCAATCTTTCAAGACTGTTACTTTGACAGCAAAGCATCCAGCTACTAATGTAAATGGATTTATACCACAAGATAGTGGAGGGTTTTTCCCAGGAAGTGGAGACTATGCGTTACAAGGCTTTAATGAAACTCCAGATTATCCAAACGGAAGAACATCAACTATAACTGACCAAATTCCTTTTGAACTGAAGTTATATGCCAATGACAATAATGCGACAACCTGTAAGTATAGCTTTGCGATTAAAAAACAAGGATTTAAAGAAGTATTCGTACCATCTACGAGTATTGCAGCAAACACTTCTGGTACAAACGCTTACTTAGTTACTCCCATAAAAGATGTATCTGGGCCGTCATTGCCACCAGGTGATGCTGCTGTTTGTAATTCATTTACGAACACTCTTGATACAGATGGGTATTACTTGAATGGAGTCGCACTTCTTGCTTCAGGAGTGTTTAACTCTGAAGAGGCTACTGCAACAAATGCGCATTCATCTGGTTATTTGCCATCATTTAGGTTGACACCGCTTACTACATCTTTGATAACTTGTAATAACTTGATAGGAATATCAAAAGTTTTATCTTAAGACTATTTATAACCGATGGATACAATAGATAACATACAACAATACGAAATTTATGTTGATGCCGTAGAGATAGAGCCAGGGTGTTGGGATTTCTTACACTCAGACTGTAAGTATTACAGATTTCCAGAATTCGACTTTCACCTTCCTGTTTTTTTGACAAGAACAAACGAAGTGTTCGAATATGTTCAAATTGATAGAGATGAAGACATAGAAGTAATTGCAAGACAGGAGGTAAATCCTTTTTTTATTGAGCTTTCATTTTTTGATGGTATTACTCAAAACAAAGTTAGGTACGGAAGTGATTTGACAAATGATATGATTGATTTTATTCGTAGTGTTAGAAGCGAGGTTTCAGAAGCAGATAATGCGGAAGTTGTGTTTTGGTTTGACCAAATAGGAATCAACGAGTTCCCTTGGTATAAAGGGACTGCTGCAGAAGTTACTCTTGATGACATAGATAAAGTTAATGTGATTCCAAGCCATATAATTTCAAAAGCTGATTACTTTGACATAGACATAAACAAATAATGCAAAAGCATAAATTATTAATATCAATCTCTGGGACAACTGCTCCGATAAATTCTACCTTAAAAAAGGTGAACGGATACCAGGTGAACGTAATTCAAGGTCTTGGTGGTGGAATCGTCAATTATTCTAATGTTAGAAAATTTTTGAATGATGATGTTAATTTAATTATCATAAACGATTTCTACACCTATCTAACTGGAGCAACAACTCAGGTAGAATTTCGAGAAATTTACAATAGTGACCAAAAGTTATCGGACGTATTTAATAACTACTACGATTCAAGCATTGTTAATAATCAATTTCCTCCAAGCACAGCTATAGATAATAGTTTGGCTGGAACGACAGGAGTTACTGTTGTTGATAGCTCCGCTTTTAAGTACAACGGAGTAGCGCCCTCAAAAGGGCTTTTACATATTCCTTTGAGCATTAATAATACAGAGAGAGAATTAAAAGTATTTTCAGCTCTTACAACATTTACTTATGAGCCAAGTTACTATGTTCCTGTATTTATAAAAAGGAGTTATAGCCAAACAGACAGAGAAAGAGTTTATTTTGAAAACATAATGAAAGAATTTAATGACTTTGTTCCAGACTTGGGAAATGACACAAGCGGAGGCAATGATTATGATTATAATGGAGGCTCTAATTCTTATGACGCAGGTGCCGTAACTAAGGATGTTGCATTCACACCACCTCAAGACTTTTTTAATGGATTTGGTGATACTGGAGAAGTGGAGTTTGATTTTGGAGGAAAACAAAGCGGAAGCGACACTGGTAGCACTGGTAGCACTGGTAGTAATGGTGTTGGGGATGTTGGAGAAGTAAAATTTACTAAATAATGGCAAGAATAAATTTAATATTACAAGGGTTCGTAGACATAAATCTCGAAACAGACGAAAACGTCAACACTAAGATAGGATACAAAGAAAGCCAGGCTCAATCTCAACTTGCTTTTGGAGTTATTAATTTAAACTTAGGAGGTTTATCAAAAAAGTCTGTTGCTGCACCAAACAAGGTTGAACTACCAGTATCAGTTGAGGAAATATTTGAAGGTATAGGAATTAGTTTTTTATCTGTACAATCATTGCATGTGCAAGGTTCGAGACTTTACGGAGTTAATGATGTTAATTCAGATTGGGATTTGTCAGTAATTACAACAGAAGTTTCTGAGCATGACTTTAGAGAAGTTAGTATAGGTGGGAACGATTTTGACGTTCATCTATTTTCTCAATCCCAATTCCAAAATAGATTGGATAATTATGAAATGCGTGAACTTGAATCTTTAAGTCATCCAGAAGAATTTATTCTTATTGACAATAAAAGTTTTTCACTGGATATTGACAACGATAAACTAATTAGTCAAGTTAAATTTGAATCAGATGACCTTTGGAATAGAGCAAAAAATATACTAAACTCAGGAGGAGATTCTTATATAGCTTTAAAAAATATTTGGCACTCATTTAGATTTTTAATTTTTGCTGAACAAATACTTCAAAACGGAAGTATAACAGATTTTACTGCAGCAAATTACTTATATGAATCAATAGTTAATTCTGGTCGAGATGATTATGAATTTTTTGAGATTAATTTTGCCACACTTAGAGAGACTTTAAAATTAAACCTGGACACATTTAAAGACGATGGAGGACTTGAACTGATAGAGTTTAAGTTATAAGGGTTTATTTTTTTTATGAATTATTTATATTAAAACAAAAAGATTATGGCAGTAGGTACTTATGGAACAGTTAAATTAGCAGACGCAGACTTCAATGATGTTGACGTTTTGTATTCTTATTCTCCAGATAGAGAATCGCTTGGAGACACAGAGTTCCAACCAATATACAACAGTGTTACTAATAATGAATTTAGAAAACTTCTTGGTGGCGATGGTGGTTACAAACTTAGGTTACCTGCAAACATATTTAATCAACTTGGGTTTTACTTGCTTTTAATTAGACCAAAGTTATTTCAAACAGAAATAGTTGACTGCTCGTTCGTCATAACAAACAACGACCAGGAGATACAAATATCTAAAAAGGGTATAGTTATACCAAAACTACAATTCCAGAGCACTGGGAGTCTCGTAGGGTACCAAATAGAGTATTTTGATGACAACGGTGTTAAGATTAAAAACTTTCACAGAATAATCACAAGCTCTGACCTTGTAAGTGTAAACCCAAACAACAATACAACTGTGTCCAGTTCTACAACTTATGTGTTGGACCCAAATGGAAATCAATTATTTCTTACACTTACTCCAGATGAAGCAAGCCTTATAACAAACGAAGTTAGTTCTGACCTTGGAAAGTCAGGTCAACAAATACTGGTTTCAAACACTTTCTTTGACCCTACTATGGTTGAGGTGGAAATGGTTGACCAAAGCATTAAAACTCTTAGTTATGTCCTTTATGGCAATTCAACAAGAGACCTTGAAACTGGAGTTTATTCTGTTTTTGATGATAACGGAAATCTTTACAGACAATACAACCTTGTTACAAGGAAGAAGCAGTTTGCTGCTGGAAATATTGATGTCAAGGAAGAGAGAGAAAATACTAATAGAGCTCAGACATTTTTTAACCTCTCTCAAGGGCTTTAGGGATTATATTCTAAACTTAGAGAGTATATTTGTGTTTGGCATGCCTCTAAAGATGCGGCCAAGAAAACTTCATGCACTGTTTGTGTGCATCCAGATGATTCAAATAAGTCAATTACCTTAACTCTATCGTGAATTAATCTCCAAGACATTTCTTTATCTGTCTTGTTGAACGTGATTCCATTTATATTTTCTTGAGTAACTTCCATAATTAAGATGTTGTAACGGTCCATCCGTTTGCTATTAAACTAAGGGTAGCTCCCGTTCCATCAAACCCTCCTGAGGAACCATTTGGAGCTGCATTGCTTCCAGAAATATCTAAAGTAACCCCTGCCCACCCAGACGGGTTAAGTGTAGCAATGCTATCTAAATCATAAAGAATACGATTAACATCCGCAGATTGCATTAAATTGTTGTTGATAACTATAGATGCCCCATTTGTTGCCCCAGTGTTCATAGTGGCCGCAGAAAGAGGCCAAAAATTAGTATACCCTAAGCTGCAGTTATTCATGCTAATAGCTTTTAGAGATGCACCTGTGTTGCTAAGCGTCTCTGTAGAAGGTCCTAATAAAATATTTGTTAACCCAGCGTTATTGTCTATTCTAATATACTGAGATACTGCTGATAGCATTGACATATCATGTTCCAAAATTAAACCAGAGGAAGAAATGTTATAAAAACCAGTTGTCGTTGAGCCAGTGTGAAGTACTTTTGTGAGATTAGGATTATTGGATAAATTACAACTTCCAAGCTCATTAATCATAGTCATATCGTGTATGCCCATTAAATCGCAACTGCTGGCAGTATATGACGTAATTCCAGTATTAGAAGTGTGTGTAATTCCTGTAAGCCTTAAATTCCCGTTAACCGAAAAAGTTCCGATTAGGTTTGGAAACACACTAACATCAAGGTTTCCAGTTAAATTGCAGTTATATACACGATATGAATTTATTACGTTTGTAGAAGCTGTATGCGTAACTCCTGTAAGGTTTGGACAATCAAACGCAGCAAAAGTACCAGCAAATGAACCACCTATTCCAGTAAGCATGCTAACATCTAAGTTAAATATTCCAGTGTTAGAAATATTGTAGTCAATCGCATTTGTTGATGCTGTATGTATTACTTCAGTTAAGTTAAGGTTGTTGTATATAAAAAAATCTCCACCTAATCCAGGAAACATAGAAACATCATGTGTTCCAGTTAAGTTACAATCATATACATCATAATTAGCAAAAGTCTCAGTAGAATAAGAATGTGTGATGCTTGTTAGGTTTGGATTATTATCAAGTAGTAAATTTCCACTTAAATTAAGCGGACTCAAGTCAAGATTTCCAGTTAGGTCACAATCTTTTGCATTGTAGTTAATTGGCTCTGTTGATGCAGAGTGCGTTATGATTGTTAGGTTTGGATTATTGTTTGCAATAAAAGAAGCTCTAAGTCTAATCATAGATAAATCAAGATGTCCAATTATATTGCAACTTTCTATTCTATACCCTTTTATATGATAAGCGCTTTCAGTGTGTGTTACTCCAGTTAAATCTGGATTGTTTTGTAAATAGCAAACTTGAGTGGTGAACGCTCCCGTGTTTCCAAGATTATCCCATCCAGATAAATCAACATGACCAACAAGGCTATCGCTATCTGCAATAAAGGAGTTGAAATTTTTTATAAAATTATCCCCCCCTCTAAGAGATACGGTTTTTGTAATACCAGAATCAGCATATGTATGAACCAAAGAGCCTTGCACATAACTGCTCCCATCTCCAGTGTCCCACAAGACATTTGTTGCACCTACATCTGGGCTAAACGTAGTTCCGCTTGGTGAATTTGTTTGAAATGTCCAAACTTCCCCTACTTTATTATTTGCGTTAAAAAACGAATTAATCATAACGCTATATTTTAAGTGTAACTATTACCTACGTTCCATAAAAACTCTACGCCATCATAAAAGAATGTTATAACATCTACTGCTCCAGCATTTCCTGTAAGAGTTATTGAGCCCGCTCCTGTATTAACTACTTGATGTGTACCAGTTCCTAATGTTATTGTGAAACCTCCAGCACCGCCTTGAGTTATTTTAAGCGTACCATAATCTCCATCTTCAACATTAGAAATATCGAGCGTTAAGTTTGAGGTTAATGTAATTTTTGCATTTGAAGAATTATCTATATCCCAATTAACTGTACCACCACTTGTTCCTATGTCGTGAGTAGTCTTCTTTCTTACTGTTTCGCTGGTGTATAATTTAGTTACTCCTGTTACAGTAAAGTTAGCATTAACCGTAGAGTCATCGTTTAATTCAATACCACCAGCTCCTTGAGCTATGTTAGAGTTTCCTATAACTGTAGAACCATCCCATATAGCAAGGTTGTTTGTTGTACCAGTTCCTGTAACAGAGCCTCCTCCACCTCCAATTGGGGCAAATATATTATAAAGGTCTGTTCCTCCTGAGTATATAACACCAATTCCAGTACCACCAGAAAAATCTACACCACTACCCATTTTAATCGGAGCGTTGTTAAAGCCAACATAATTAATGTTTCTAAACTCAAAAGCATAAGTACTACTGTCTCCAAGCAATGATGTGTTACCGCTAAGATTGCCTCCGAGAACAATGTTATTCCCTATTTTTGTAAGACCATTTGACGCAGTTGTACTTCCGCCTCCTCCAGAGAATATATCATAAAGGTCAGTTCCGCCAGAATAGATAACACCACCTCCAGTACCACCTGAAAAGTTGGCACCAGAATCTAATATAATGTTATTAAACTCAGCAGTTCCACTAAACGCACTGTTTAGAGCTATTCTTCCGACCCCGTAGGTTATTCCAGTTGCTATTAATTCTCCAATCATCTTTTTGCTTTCTTATAAATAGTTCGTTTAATATTTAATTATATCGTTTTCCTTAGTGATAACTAAATCATAAATATTATCCCATTGAATCTTAATCTCAACAAGTATGTCTATGTCAGAGCTCAATACAATTGGCCTGCTATCAGCAGCGTATCCTCTATATGTTGTATTAAGCGTGTAGATTCCTTCTTCGAGGTCGTTGAACTCAAAGTACCCAACTGAATCAGTAGGCATTGTTACGAAGCTTGCGTTAGGATATATAAGTTGCATTGTTGCTCCAGTTACAGTTGAACCAGTCACAGTGCCACTAAGGCTATATTCAGAAAGTGGACTCTCAACATCAAGAGACGGAGGCGTTTGAAGTCCAGCAATTTCAGAAGTCCACGGACTATCGCTTTCTGTTTTAACAAATGTCTTCATCGGTTCAGCCTGAGTGCAAATAATTTTGTTGTCTGAGAATGTAACAACGCTCTGTTTAACATCAAACAAGTTCTTTAAAACTTTAACATTACCAACTCTGTATAACAAACATTTATTTGTCTTAAGTGATAGTTGATATTTTCTAATTGTCTTGTCTGTAGAGAATTCGGATTCGGGACCCTTCGTCTTGCTCATAGCGACTTCTTTGTATTCATCAACTTTAGGGACTAAGTATGTGAACACAGTTCCAGTGAACCCTGTATCTCCAGTGTTGTAATTTACTTGTACCATGTATTCATCAGCACTCTCTCCATTAGTCCAAAATATCTCTGGAGTAAATGTCTCAATCTGTCCTTCTGGGGTCGGATATTCAAGTATTGGCTTGTCGGGAACTTCGAAGAAAGAAAAATAATCTCCAGTCTTAAAGTTTAAGCCTTCAAACTCACCTTTGTCAATTGTTGCTCCAGAACTCTCTGTAACAGCAGTTACAGGGTTAGCATAAGTTCCTCCAGATATTACACCTTCCGCACTAATGGTTTCGTAATTAGCTAAACCTGAGGTAACATCAATCTCAAATATGAAATTGGTATCAATTATATACTGGTCTCTATCTTTGAATAACTCCGTCTTGTATTGTCCAAGGTTTTTGGTAAACTGCTCAATTTGAAGGTCGTATATATTTGTTGTTATATCAGTTGTGTCCGCTGTTATAGAAAATATAGGAGTATCAAGTTGCGCTTGAATATCTGCAATAGTTGGAAGAGTGATTAATTTATCTTCTCTTCCTTCAGAGTCGTTGGAGGTTTTTCTTTTTGACTTAAGCACATTGCTATCTGTATTTATAGTTCTTGTGATTGTCTTCTTTTTTGTCTCTCCAGTCGCTTCATCAAATTCCTCTATTGTTTCGGTGATTACATCCTCTGTTTGAACCGCTTCGTTTGAATAAGCTTTAAGACCGCTTTGAACTGTGTTATACAAATCCCAAGAAACACGATATATATCATGCTGAAGCCTTACGGTAGGTCCGAAACTTGCAGTATTTGCGCTGAAGTCAAATCTAACAAAGGGCTGCACAAGGTTTGTGAATATAGAGCGTGAATCCTGCATATAATAATCCTTGGTTCCGCCAACAGTTGTATATTTAGGAATTTCAAAAATAGAAGGAACAGTAACTCCTTCCTTTGTAAGATAAAAGATGTTTTGATAGAAACTTTGAGCTACGTTATCGCTGTTTCCAGTTGTTTCTTGTATGGATTTTTTTTCTATCATATTATGGTACTATTGTGGTTTGAGATACACTTGGCTGAACTTCTCCATAAATTTCATGACCTTCAATTCCAGCTCCAAACTTGTTAACATTAATATACCCTTCAATTTTAACTGCGCTAATTCTTTGCCCTATACCTTGAGATACAGTACCAACTATTACTACAGGAGTCTGATTAGCGCTTAAGAAATCGTTTATTGCAGGAACTATCTGAACAGGCGTTAGAGGCGGTCTTAAATCTGGAGGAAGAGCATTTTGAAACTCCGAACCATCGTTAATACCCTCTTTGTACACAAACCTTTGCCTGTGAAATATAGTGTTCCTATATGTAGTCCCCTGGCATTCAAGGATAGTTGTAGCAGGCAATAGTTGCATCAAGTAATCTTGGAAGTTAACCTCCATCAAATCTAAGAATGCTTCAAGTTTTTTGATTGTAAGTTGATTTGACTTAGGGTCCTGCATTAAGTAATAGTTCATATAAATCTTCTTAAGCTCAGGGTATGAGAAAGAGGTGTGAACTTGTGAATTCGTTTTTCTATTTCTTGGTTCTATGTTTGACTTATAAATAAACTCCGTGTATTCAGTCAAAGTCATTCCAGATATTTCTGCAGGATTGACAAATTCACAATTATCTATAGAGTATTCAAACGGAACTGTGTTTGAACTAAATGGAGGAGCAGTACTTCCCCATACCCAGCAAGTTCCGCTTTGTTGATACCAATCTTTTACATCACATTCAATTGCTGCTGCAGGGCTAAGTGTCGCACAAAGCTCTTTCGTGTTAATAATGTTCTCACTACCAGTAACTCCTGTATCACCAACGTGAACTTTTATGTTATCATTTCTTTTTATAGGCAAAAACTCAGGCTCCCACTGGTTGATGTACTTTTGTCCAGTACCTCTTCCAGCTCCTCCTTCTTGAAATATAAGATTACTCCACGAGTAGTTAGGAAATCCTCTTGAGTTTATTTTGTCGAATGAGACGCCTGTTTCTAACTGAAGAGCTAACTCTGGGTCTGGGATTGCCGTAGAAACTGTTTGTTGTATATCATACACAAACTCATTAAATACTACAAGACATTCTGGAGCCCCCATTAGTTTAAATAAGAATTGAAGCGCATCTCTCGTGCCTTTCTTTTTGTAAAGCCAATTGATGTTAATTAAAATTCTCTTCCAAATCTCCACATTATAATATGCAAATGAATTTTGCTCAGGATTCTCTTCAGAAGCTAAGTACTCAAAAAGGTCAATCTCACTAAATGAGCTTGACAGTTTCCATCCAAGAAGATTACTTAGTTTAACCAAAAATTTTTCTGGAACACTATTTTCATCACTATAATTAATAGTGTGAGCATAAGCTATATTGTCAATAAATTGCTTAATCTCATCAAACTCTTTTGCATAGGCTGATGTAAACTTTTTATATATTTGAGTATCTGTATCAAATTCAATATAGTTGTCTGGCAACATAGTTTTAACCATGATGTCAGTCTTATCCATATCAGTGTTTCCCGCAAGAAGAAGAATGTCGCCCTGATACGTTTCAAATTGCGCACCTTTTGTGTCTGGGTTGAACCCATCAATAGTCCTTGGCCAAGGTAATCTGTATGTGAAGTTTTTTTTCTCATCATCAACATCTGGAATATCAAATAAAGCTTGATTAAGCATTTGCCTTTCCAATCTTGATTGTTGCATCCTGTATTCAGTTAATCTCTTTCTTGATGGCCTTATGTATACTGGCAACTTACTATAAGTACCACCACCTTCAAAAGGGGTGACTGCTCCGTTAGCAAGGTGTCCTTTTATAGTAAACTCAAGAACTCCATTTGTTCCTCCAGTATAAGAATAAGCCTTAATTCCAAACGATTCAGTTACAGCCGTAGTGGCTCCGCTAAGTTGTATTTCAAATAGATTAGTCTGAGTCATCAAGCTAACTTGGTTTCCAACTGGAGAGCCTGAGTTAAATAAAATGAATCCCTGGTTTATAATGGTATCTGCTGGAATTTTAAAGGTTGATGTCTTTTCTCCAGTAATTTGATTGAACGCTTGAGTATAATCATACATGGTAACACTCTGCAAATTATCATAAGCAAGAGCTGCATATGGGAATGTATCAAGTATGTTATTAATTGAGCGTGCTACTTCTGTATAGAAAGAGCCAAAATATGAATAACTATAAGGGTCTGATGCTAAAGGTCTAAGTTCATTGTTTTGAACTGATGTAGTCATTATTGGATTGAAGTCCTCAACTCCCATGTTTTCAAGAGTAGAAAAAGGGGTGAAGGTTACATTCCTGGCAGTACCAGTTAATGCGTCTGATTCGCTACTTCTCTCAATCCTGAAATCACCGAACGTAAATATCGACTCAGAATTCGTATTAGGAAACCTAAGGTCTTGTCCTGGTTGAAACGCTGGCGATAGCGAATTTTTAGGATTTGAAGGAGTATCTGCCATGTGGTTGTTTTCTAATAAATATTAGCGAAAAAGATTCCTAATGTCAATGCAAAATTTATTTTTATTGAAAACTATTTATATTAGGACGATTATTAAATAAATTTTATCATTCTATTTATAGAAAAAAATACGCAGAAATGAGTTACTTACCAAACGAGCCAACAACTTTTATAAACATAAAACTTACCGATGACGGTAGGAAACTTCTGTCATTAGGGCAACTTACTTTTAATAAGGCAGTTCTTTCTGATAGAGAAGTGAATTATGGAATTGACCGAACTGGCACATATGATATAGGATGTGAAAATAGGATTATAGCACCGAAAGATGCAGCTCCCATTTTTGCTAATCCTTTTAATTTTGACAATACAGACGCAGTTTCAATTACAGTTGGTTCTGCAACTCAAATAATTACAGCAGCAACTGAGTCTACTGGCTTTTATACTGGTAGCACAGGGGCTTGGGCATATGATGCAGATGAGACAATGGGCTCTAATACGATAGATTATTCTTCATACACCCCAGATGGTACAAATGTAATTACTTTAGCTGGCGGTGGTACTGGATACTTTCCAAAAGGAGGAGAATTGATGTATATCCCTTGGGAGACAATACCAAATAGCGCAGTAGTTTACAACCCATCAACAGCAATTCTTTCAGCTAACCCTACAAACAAATTGTGGTACAGAGTTCTTTCTGCAGATACAGGAACAACAACTGTAACTCTTGATAGAGCGGTTCCAGATTTCGGAGCACCATCAACATCTCAAGTAATAAATTCTTACTTCTACCCATTCAATGGCGTTGAAACCTATTATGGTTCTGCCGCAACGGTTAACACTCAAGTTTGGAATATGAACATTGTTAGAACAAGTTCTGTAGAGGGAACTGATGCTTCTATTAGTGGATACACTACATATGGCTCCATTCAATATAATGGTACTAAACAATATCTTGGTTTTGAAGATGAAACAAGACAATTTGGAATTATCCACTATTCAAATGAATTTACTGGCAACACATACGCTGAGCAGCTTGTTGAGAAAACTGTTGAGATAGATTTGCCAGAAATTATGTGGCACAGACATGTTGCTATTGCAGGACAAGGAATGGCAAGCGGGCTTAAGTTATATGACGTAGCTGGTTCGACTACATTTGATGCTATTTCTCAAACAAGCTATAGATTTTTAAGAGACGGAGTAACTACTTCAAACGCTGTTGTTGGTAGAGTTTATCACAAACTCAAAATGATTGTCATTACTGACCCAGAGCTCTTAACAGCTCTTACATATAAGTCAAACAGAAATTATACACTACCTAATTTAAGTGTAGATTCTTCATCGGTTCCTTTGGCTCCTCTTGATACTTCTACGTCTACAGGATTACTTAAGAGTGGATATACATATTTTGTAACTTACATAACAGAAAGCGACTCTACTTATGTAAGTGGAACATCTTATGGATACCCTCAAACTTTACCGTGTCAATACATTCAAAGAATTGATGGAGAAGAAGATTCGTTCGGAAATCCTCAATACCTTAGAGCTTTCTACAACACTTCTTATTTCCCTTATCTTAGAACATCTGCTGGTATGACCACTTTTTCAGGAACTGGATGGAATGCTAACAAAACACAATTATTAGTTAACGAAGTTGACCTTACTACAAGTCCAGATGTTGATTTTGATACAATACCAACAGACGGATGGAGATTAATTTCTTCTGGAACTTCTGGGAATGGTGTTTATACAGGAAGTACTGGGACCAGTACAATTTCTCCTTCAGACCTTGCAGGTTTTCAATACATCGTTTCAAGAGAAGATTTTAATAGCGGAACAACATATGTTCTTGACTCAACTTTCTATGATAACAATGATGACAGCGCCTCTGGGATGACTTTTGGAAATGAGTCATTCTTCTTTGGAAATGTAAAAGCAACTATAAGAGCGACAAGTTACAAGTCTGTAATGACAGTTCTTGCGCCAGATGCATTATTTAACACTTCAGAGAATTCAAGTTTTGATGGATTATTAGACACAAACACTTATATAACAGAAATCGGAATATTAAACAGCGATAATGTTCTTGTTGCAGTAGGTAAACCTACGTACCCAATCAAGAAAAGCTCAGCAAGATATTTAGCATTCCAACTGGAGATAGATTTTTAAGGGTTTTTTTAAATTAACATATTTATAATAAAATAAAAAGAAATGGGATATATACCTTCAGCAGATACAGTTTACGCAGTAGCATACCTAACAGAAACAGGTAGAGCTTACTTGTTCGATGATAACGGCAGCAGGTTCGATACGAGTGGGGATGATTTATTTGAAATCACTAAGTTCACTCTTTCTGATGCAGACACAAACTATCAAACAATTTTAAACCTTACAACAGGTGAAGTTCCAGATGTTACTGGTAAGTCTGAGGGGTGTTTAAAAACAACTGCAAATTATGTTCAAACGAATTTACTTGCCTTTGTTTTTGACGACACACCTACAAATGTTGAGTACGATACAGATTTAGTAGGAGATTCACTTCTTATCCAAGAAAGTAATTTACCTGACAAATCAGCAGGAGAGAACCCTCCAACTCCAATTGTATTCCAATCTAAGGGCGGTAAAACTGCATTTAATGGAGGAACAAACTAATTATAAAAAAATTAAAAAATGGCAACAGCAAATCAAGACCCAGCAAACATAGGGCTTCCAATGGCTCAAGTAGTTAATTTTACAACTACTAACTTAAGTAATGGAGACCCATTCGTTGAACCTCATACTGTATCAGGACCTACTGGTTCTTATAATGTACCAGTTTCTGTAATTAATATTTCAGGTAATAAAATTGTTATACCTTTAACTTCTGATACCTCCGCAGGTGCAAACTTCTTAAAGATTCACTTGCCACAACCAAACTCAAGCACTTTTTATGTAACTTTTTGCGTAAAAAACAATGCAATGCAAGATGGTTATTATGATTATACTACTGGAATTCCTTCTGACTACAGAACAGACTTTAGATTGTTTACACTGGATGGAGCAAATTCAATCCCTTCAGGGGGGGCATCATATTCTAAAACTCTTGTGTTTCAAGTTCTTGGGTTAGATACAAACGTGGCATCTGCAGCAATTCAATACACAGTTACTTTGGCGGCTACATTTGGAGGAACAACAACAACAACTGGTAATAGCGCTAAAAAATAAAAAACAAAATTAAAAACAATGGCAAATATCCCATACAAACCAATAACAAGCATAATCTCTACAAGACAAGAGACTTCTACGTTTACTACAATAAATGATAGTGGTTTGACTTACACTATGTGTGATAGAACTGACTTGCTAAGCAAAGAGGCTAACTACTTTATTTCTTTTAGAGTTCCTCACGCTGAGTCTCAACTTGAAACTGGGTCAACTTTGTCATTGCAAAACCCAGAGCTTCAACAGTTAAATGTTGACAAAATGGTTATTGCACCAATTCCAAGAGAGTATTATAACGAGATTATAGATGGTAGGAGCGTTACGTTTACCGTGCCTCAATTAAGCGGTTCTACAGACATGTCTGGAATGACAGTTGTATCTTCTACTTATAGTCAACTTACTAAGTATCAAGACTCAGTTCTTCTTGGAAACAATATAGCATTTTTATTTGCTGATGACATTAATTTACCAAGAAATGGAACAACTGGAGGCGGAAACACCTCTTTCCAGCCAAGAACAACTTGGAATGTTACACCATTTGTAAATAAACCAATGGCACATGCATATTCAGACCTTCAGCCTTCTGATATTAATACAGATACAAGAGCTTGGTCTGGAGTTAATCTTGCAGTACAGGTTCAGGAAAAATATCCAACCAGCACCAACCAAGGATATAACTATGATATTCCTGTTGGATTCATTTCTCTTGATAAAGGATTTATGGTATTAACTCATCCTGATATTGTTGACAACGTTCCGTGGGGACAAGGAAATGAGTTGTATACAAATGTGGCAAATTCATTGTCTGCTACAACAGATATTTATTTTACCAATACAGCAGCTTCTCAAGCAACATTTAGCGATATTGACATCAACTTTAGAACATCTGTAGTTTGCCTTGCGCTTCCAAGTGAGTTTACATTTTCTACAAACCCATCTTGGAATCTTGCATATAACCTTCAGGAGCTTAATAATGGAACTAATGGTTTCGACCCTGTTCAGGTAACAGAGATAGGTCTTTACAATAAAAACAGCGAACTTATTGCCGTTGCAAAGATAGATAGGCCAATTGAAAAAACTTACACAAACTTGATTACATTTAACTTAGACATTGACGTGTAATCTGAAAATAACAAATTTGAAAAAGCTCTTGATATTATCAAGAGCTTTTTTTATGTTTTAGCAAAACAAATTATATGATTCTTGCATTAGATGTATCAACAAGTTGTATCGGTTACGCTCTATTTAATAAGACTGGCGAAGAACTTATGGAATTGAACTACGTAAAGTTCAGTGCTAAACTAACCCTTTTCGAAAAACTGAAGGAATTCAAAAAACAATTAAAGTTTCTTGAAGGCAAAGATATACAGTACATCGTTATCGAGGAGCCTTTGAAAAAGTTTGCTGGAAAATTCTCCAGTGCGAGCACAATTGCTATTCTTAATTTCTTCAATGGAATGATTAGTGCCTCTGTTTATGATACATTTGGAGTTGAACCAATTCACTACAATGTGAACACCGCAAGAAAGACTGCGTTCCCAGATTATAAAGCAAAGAAAAAAAGCAATGAGAACAAACATCAAGTATGGACTCTTGTTCGTGACCTTGAGCCTCACATCGTTTGGAAATATGGAACACGTAGTCACAAGCTATCAGTAGAGAATTACGACATGTGTGATGCCTATACTATTGGTAAGTGTCATATAAATATCATGAACGAGCAATTGGCTGAATAATGGATAAAACATTTACTCTTGAAGAAATCGAGTTGGCCATATTGAAGTGCCCCAAACATGAGGTTGAGATAATTACACCAGATTGGATAGATGGAGATGTTGACTCTACTATAGAAACTATAGAAGCAGAGTTCCTATTATATCATTTAACTAAAGAATAAAAACTTTGCGTAATTCAGCACAATTCTGTACATTTGCAGAATATGGATGGCAATAATGATTACACAATAGTTCAGATACTTAAAAACTTTTTAGGTAATCCAAAAGACGAGAACAGTGCTTTGAGTAAGAAGCAGTGGCAGTTTAATTGTCCAGGTCCTACGTGTCGTCATGATGTCGATAAATTCAATCTCGAATACAACTCTGATAAAAAAGCTTTTAAGTGCTGGAAGTGTGAACCACGATATGCTGGTTATGTTCATAAACTTGTAGATGACTACGGCTCTCAAGAAGACTACAGAAAGCTTAATATAGTTTTTCCAAAAGAGAATATAAAAACTCTCCAAAATCAGAACAATAAAAAGATAAAGGTTGACCACGAGTTAATTACTTGCGAACTCCCAAAAGGCTACTTGCCTCTTGGGCAAAAGAGAAACACAAGACTCTATCAACTTGCTTTAGATTATCTTACTGGAAACGGGAAAGGACAAAGAGCGGTTCCAAAATCATTCATTGATAAATATGAGATAGGATATACTGAAAATGGTCCAAGAAAGTTTAGAATAATAATCCCCTCTAAAAACAAGTTCGGGAAATTCAACTATTATGAGGCCAGGTCATTTATTCCAGGACCAAAAGAAATACCCTACATTAAACCATCTGGAGATGAAGTTCACAAGAATGACATCATCTTCAATGAGTGTTTCATAAACTGGGACTTGCCAGTTTTTCTTGTAGAGGGCGTGTTTGATATGTTTCGAATACCCAACTCAATTCCAATACTTGGAAAGGAGATTTCAGAACTATTGACTAATGAATTGTTGAAGCAGCGGTGTACAGTTGTTCTGTGTCTCGACCCTGATGCAATTAAAACAACCGTTGAGATTTATACACTACTTTCCTCTTTAGGTTTGGACGTTTTTTATGTAGATTTAACAGTGTACAATAAAGATATTTCTAAGATATACGAAGACCACGGAAGAGAAGAAGTAGCAAAAGCTTTGAGTCAACTTAAGCGTCTTGATTTATCAATAGAAGTGCAAAAGAAATTAAAATAATTACTACAGAATGAAGATAGCTCACTTAGCAGATATACAGATTAGGTTTGGAACAAGACATGAAGAGTACAGAAGTGTATTTGAAAGATTGAACGAAGACCTTGAGAAGCAAAAGCCAGATAGAATTTATGTAGCAGGTGACTTGGTACACCAAAAAATTAACATGTCCCCTGGTTCGTTTAATTTGCTTGCAGAATTTTTGTTTAATCTTTCTAAGATTGCTCCCACAGATGTTATTCTTGGTAATCACGACCTTAACTTGCAACAGCTGGAGCAGGGAGATGCTATATCTCCTATTTTTCACCTTGCCAACATGATTGAGAAAGGTGATAACAAGAAAGCTTATGTTGTAAACAGTGACAATAAAGATTCGATAGATTATAATCAAAACGCTGTCTACTACTTTCCTGATTCAGGTTTTTACAACATTGGAGAAGAGCTTGTTTATGGAATATATTCTTGTAAGGATAACGAAATTCTAAGTTTAGAAAAAAAGGAACCTGGAAAGAAATACATCGCAATGTACCACGGTACTGTGTATGGCTCAAGAGGTGACAATGGATATGAAATGCATGGAGATAATCTAATGCGTCTCAGCACATTCAATAACTTTGATATGGTAATGCTTGGAGACATCCATGAATATCAAACATTTAGAGAAGATGAGACCGTTGCTTATGCAGGTTCTCTGATTCAACAAAACTTTGGAGAGTCAATTGACAAAGGATACCTCATGTGGAATACAGACACTTGTGAACACGAGAGAAAGTTTATAATGAATGACTACGGTTTTGCTAAGGTTGACATTTCGAGAGGAGAAGATTTTGAGGAAAGAATTGAGTTCATAAAATTCAGCAACAACAAAAGGAAGACAAAGGTTTACATCACTTGGGAAGATTACGAAGAAAACTATTCCATTGAGAAAGAGAACCAAATCAAGAGGCTTGTAAAAGACAAGTACAAATGCGAAAGTGTAAGGGTTGAATTCAAGGAGATAAGAAGAGATATTGCAAACATTGGCGAAGAAGAAGATTTTGATTACTTCAGTTTTGAAGACATGTTTGAAGAGTGGATTGTCGAATCTGAGGCAGATGTAGACAAAGACCTTATGAAAGAGCTTTTGGATTTTTCCAGAGAAGTCGATACCACTCTTGAGATTGATGAGACTCAAATCAATTTAATTGATGATTGGGATTTAAACAAAATCGAGATAAGCAACGTTTTGTCTTTTGACAAGAAACCGCTTGTAATCGACTTTGACCAAATTAGAGGTCTTACAGGGATTTTCGGAAAAAACTTTAATGGTAAGTCAAATGTAATCAAAGCTATCGTCTGGGGTCTTTATAAGGAGATTATAGGAGGGAATCAAAGTAGTGCAAAATATCTTGTAAACATATACACGGATTCCAATACTGGATATGTTAAGCTTTTCCTGACCATAAACGGAGAAAGCTATAGAATACATAGGCAAATCACTAATAGTGGTGGTAAAAATACGTTTAATACAAAATATGAAAAATTAGTCAAAGAGTATGATGACGATGGTGTTGCTATTGGGGAAAGTTGGACTGATAAAATATCTGATAGAAAAACTGCAGAGCAAAAAGAAGTCCAACAACTTGTTAAGGATGCGATTGGTACTTATGAAGATTTTACTAAGACATCACTTCAAGCTCAAGGTGGTGCTGGAGATTATATTAGTCAGCAACAACAACCCAAGAATAATCTAATCAGTAGATTCTTCGGACTGGAAACCTATAAGATTAGACATGATTATGCCAAAGATTTCTTTAACGATGTCAAAAGGAAACAGAAAGACCTTGGGAATGCTATTGAGATAGAGGATAAAATAAAAGACATTGATGGCGAGATTAGTGATAAAAACAAAGAACTCGACTCCTTCAATGAAGAGAAGAGTATATTTGAAGTTAAGCACAGTGATGTGAATGATGACATTCTTGAGCTTACAAAAAAGTTAGAGAAAGTAGAAGACCCTGGAATAAAGAGCACAGAAGATTCTGAGCGTGAAATCGTATATCTTGAAAATGCAGTAAAAGCAAATGAAGAAATCGTCACGATGACAGAAGAGTGGTTGGCGAGTAACTTCAAAAAAGAACTTCCTTTTAAGGAGGGAGAAACTGTGAATAGCTTACAGACAAAGTTGAATACAGAAAATTCTACAATAAAATCTGCAGAAACCACTCTTGAGACTATGAAGAAGTGGGCTAAGGATAATCCTGAGAAAAAAGAGATTGATATTGATGGATATAGCGATTCTATTAGTGACCTAAAAGAAAAAAACACCACACTAAAAAGCAAGCTCCCTACCTACCAAGGAAAGAGTTGTCCTACATGTGGTAATGTTGAGCAAAAGGCTGACCCAGACAAAGAAGAAATCTGTCTTGAAGACATCAGAATTAATAAAGAGCTTATTGCTCATAAGGAAAAGAAAGTAAAAGATGCTGAAGAAGTTGTTTCTCATAACAATAAAGTAGCGACAACAAAGGAGAGAATAACTTTGGCCGAACAAACAATTTCGGTTAAAAAAGATTCTGCAAAACTGATTCAAGACAAAATAGACTTAATCAATAACTCAAAGGACATTGTTGAGCATAACGATAAAGTGGAGAGTCAGACAAAAATCCTTAAAAGTAAAAAATCCTTAATTGAGAATGACAAGGAAAAGATTAAAGTGCTTAACGATAAAATAACCAAGTTTGAAGCTAACAAGGATAAAATCAAAAATAACGAGAAGACCCAAGAGAAAATCGACTCTAAAGTTGAATTGAACAAGACCTATAAATTAGCTATATTCAATTTAGACAAGAGCATTAATAAAGCTTTTGGAGAAGTTAAGGTATTGGAGAATAATAAAGAAAACTTCGGAGATAAACTGAAGGACATTAAAAACTCTGAGAAGTTATTTAAGAAATACTCTATCTATCTTCAAGCGGTTCACAGAGATGGAATACCTGCTTCTATAATTAGAAAAAAGCTACCAATTATTAATGGCAAGATTAACTCTATCCTACAAGAGGTTGTAGACTTCAAGATAGAACTTGAGATTCTTACTAATGGAGATATTGTGGAAACTTTCTTCTTTAGTGAAGATAAATGTGACTCTCTTCCTCTTGCTTCTGCGTCTGGAAGTCAAAAGTTTATTGCATCAATTGTAATAACTGAAGCTTTGAGACATATGAGTAGGCTTACAAAGCCGTCTATCAGAATTATTGATGAAGGGTTTGGAACGCTTGATGACGAGCTTACAATTGGAATTGTTAATATTTTGAATTATTTACGTAATAAGTACAAAAATGTATTGATTATTACTCATAGAAACGAGATTAAGGATTTTGCGGATAGCATAATTGAGGTCGTTAAGATACCAGGCAACTTGAGCCAAGAAGTTCTTGACAACAATCCTAAAGCTGGAGTTTCTGAAGTTACTATAACATAATGGCAAAAGAAGAAAACAAATCCGAAGAAAGAGAGAAGTCTATTGATGAACTTGCACGAGAAGCTATGGCGGCCATTAGGAAGTCCGAGATGAACGAAAAAAGGAAATCAGAAGACGAGGCTAAGAAAACATTAGAACTCAAGGAGGAGGCTTTAAAGAACGAAATCAAGCAGAAGATTAAGCGAAAACTTAGAAGGCTTGAAAAAGAAGAAGCCAAAAAGCCGAAGGTTGATGAAGTTGATACCAGTCACATGGTTCATTGGTCAAATCCAGATGGTAGAGGCATTAACTATATTGGAGAATACGAAGAAAACCCTTTGTTTAGAATTAGTCGTGGAATGAACTTGTTTCACATGAAGGTTACAAGCAAAGATGTTTTATGTGAGGAATGGAGAATAAATTCTCATACATCTATAAATCTCATCACCCTCAAAGAAAAAGCTGACAAGATACTAAAAGAATCTAACAAAGCTAAAGAAAAGATTAAAGCTGAAGAGAAGATTAAGGCTGAAGAAAAACTTAAAGCCGAAGAAGAACTTAAGAAACAGAATCCTCCGAAGTAGTATTTTCTTTTGGAATATCTTGAGCTTTTGGTAACACAGAGAATCCTTTTGATTTAGCAAATTTTTCTAAGGCTATAATTCCAACGCTTGAACCTGGTACAGCTTGTAGTCCAATTAAAGCCAAAGCTTTTACAATATCTACTGATTGGTCTTTTAAAAACTCAACTTCTTTGTCGCTAATATCAGAATCTGATAGGATTTTTATAAAAATTTTAGCAGCTACCACAGTTTCTATGGTTTCTCTTTTAACAGCTTTGCCAGCGTTTTTAATTCCAGTCCACGCCTTGTCGATGTGACCTCTGAGCCAGCTCTTTGTCTCTTCGTCCTTAATTTTTTTTAAGTTTTCAGCCCCGAAGTGACTCAGCTCTTTATCAATAATTTTCTGCTTATCTATGTTTTCCATAAGTAATTATACGAAATTTATTTGAAAAAGTTTCTTACTTTCTTATTTTTCTCTTGAATTGGTTGGTCCTCGTATCCCATTTGGTCAATATCTTTATTTAATTGACTTTGAGCTTTTTGTTGTTGCTGAGGTTCTGGTTGTTGAGGTTGAATTTCTGGCGTAGCAGTAAGTTCTTTCTCTTTAGATTGAGCAACAAGACTATCTTGATATGTTTTTGCAACACTTGGGCTATATATAGCGTACTTTGAAGACATTGCTTTGTCGTTAGGGTTGTACCCTGGGATGTCATCACTAAAGAATCTGTCTGTGAACCACATAGACCTCACGTTTTCTCCTCTAAATAATCTCCAAGCATTGATTCCATCTCTTTCGGCCTCTACCTCCGCACTTCTAACACCTGTCTCTCTGGCTGCTTTTTCTGATTGACCTGTAATGTGAAGCCCTCTTATTACTAAATTACCATTTTTGTCAGTACCCATTGCAACTGGATGAATAATCCTTGACTTGGCCACTGGCATTCTTGTTTTATCGTTGTTTGTCTGGAAGTTCATTCCAATCTCACGACCTTGAAGAATAGCTTGTTTCATCAACTCCCTATTAAAAGGAACTCTTTCATTGCTCTTGGCCATAACCTTAGTTTTTTCTTCTGCAGAAATTTCTAAAATTAGAGTCTCAGAAAGTATTTCTCGAATTACCCCCCTTATATATGATTCAGTTAATTTTGACATTTTTCAATAAAATCTTCTAAATTTTTGATTTTTAGATGTTTTTTTCTTCTATTT